CACCAACTGTTCCACCCGCCCCTGCTGATGTGCGGGTTTCTCCTCTGCCTGGCGGTCTGCCTGACCTAACGGATTTTGGCGAGCAGTTAGATATTACTTTCCGTGAAGGTTCGTTTGGATTCAGGATACCTATTATTGGCAAGAACATTACCCTGCCCAAATTTACTCCTCGCAAGGTCGGTGAGTTCCTTCGATTAGGAAAGGCTGACCCTTCACTTAAGGCTCAACGAATTGGGCAGCGACTTGGTCATATTTTGAATCCGTTGAAAGACGAGGGGCGAAACTTAGTTGAACGAGCAATGTCTTATGTAAACGAGTTAGGGACACGAGAAGGACTGTTTGGGAAACTTGACGAGTTTGGGCGGTTTACAGATGACACTGCTGGTGTCCTGAAAGGGAAGACACTGAACGATGCAGAACTCCCTGCGATTTTGCGTCAGTTGAACCCTGAACAGCGAGAGTATGTTGACCGTCTTCGTCAACTCAGTAACGCAGCGCGTGAACTAAGAGTTCGCGCGGGGGCTGATGTTGGAAAAATTAGCGAAACAGAAAACCTGTTGTTCTTCAGCCGTGGCATTGCTGCAAAGTACAACGAGGCTGGCGACATAATAGCCATTCGTGAGATACCAGATGCTGGTACTACCAGGCGCAATATTGGTGGCACGGCAAGCAAAGCCCGTGACATAGAAACAATGAAAGAGGTAACGGAGGGCGGTTATACCGTTGTTCCGTATGACCAGCGGGTTCGTGACCAACTACGTGCTGCCTATAATGCAAATGCAGAAGATGCACTTGTGAAGTATGTAAAGGAAAACTTCGAGACAGTTCCAGCAGGGTCTACATTTGAAGATGCAACAAAACTTCCCTTCCAGAATCACAACATTCTTATTCGTGGCAGAGAAGGTCAACAGATAGCATCTGACCTAAAAGAAGCATTGAAGAACCAAGCCAAGACTGAAGTAGGCTCAGTGACTTCTGGTGTAGCCAAGACAAACAGTGTGAGCAGGTACTTCTCCCTGGCTGGTGACGCATCTATCGCAACTATTCAGTTGATAATTGCCGCATTTGGTCACAAGAAGGCTTACCTTAAGGCACTTGCTGCTTTTGCAGACGGACTTGCAAAAGGAATAGTCAGCCCAGAGTTAGCCACTAAATCTAATGCTGCACGTATTCAGCGTTCGCGCGAGTTGGCAAATCGTCACAGCACGTTGAAGTTGGGTGGCGGTGAATTTACTGAGGCTTTCAACCCTGAAGGTGTGCTAGGTGCAACTGATTTATGGAATGAAGCACTCTCAGTTAGAGGCGCAGCGCAACGAGCCAAAGCATTCCCAAGACGCTTACTTGAACCGTTCCGCATTGCAACAGAAGCAGCGTTTGACGAGGCTGGATTAAGCATGGCAGAAGGGCTGGAAAGCCTTGCTAAAAATGCAGACGGAACTTTTGATACTGCGGCTTTGAAAGATATAGATGATTACATCAACAATACACGAGGGCTAATGTCTTCATCTCGTATCGGTGTAAACCAAGCAACCAGAACAAGAGAATCTGCCATATTGCTTGCATCGCAGTACCGTCGAGCCACGGCTGCTTTCTATTCATCAATGTTGCAGGGCGGGATCAAGGGCGACTTGGCACGTAAGTCAATGTTCAAAATGATTACTGGCATGATGATGCTTGGCGCAGGGATTACTATTCTTAAGGGGGTTGAAGATGGTGACTCTCCGCAAAAGATAAGGCAAGGAGTTAAGGAACGACTAAACCCCCTTCACCCTCGATACTTGTTGTGGGAAGTTGCAGGGCAGCTTGTTGGGCCTGGGTCAAAGATATTGTCTGACATGCGTTTGCTTGCAAAGGCGGCGAACGATCCTGAAGGGTTCATGGAAACTAAGGAGTTTGGCAGTAATAACTTCGTAAACTGGATTCGTGGTCAATTAGCGTTTGCTCCAGGTCTTCCAATAAACTTACTGCTTGGCAAGGATGTCGGTGGTAATCCAATGGGTGAAGGCTGGGGCTTGGTGGCAAATATCATTACCGGGAACTTCATTCCGCTGACTGCTAATGCAGCATTCTTTAGTGGTGGGCCAAATGACACATTGCAAGGCAAGGCTGCTCGTGGTATATCTGATTTCGTCGGTGGGCGCAGTTTTCCCGCTGGCGCATTTGACTACTTGAATAACGCTTCTGATCTGACATGGGGCATGAAGTATCAAGATACTGAGCCTTACCAGAAAAGGGAAACTCGCAGGAGTCAAGCTGCGATGCTTGATCCAATCACCGAAGAACGTGCAGCAGGCGGGGATAAAGTTTCAACGTACTACTCAGAAGCTAAGAAAATTGATGACACCAGGCTGCGTCAGGAAAAGAACATTATCGACGGTCTTGCTGGTAGAGGGCCACTTGCTGGAATAGTTACCAATAAGAGGTTCCCAAAGGATCCACGGCGTAACGCATTGGACTTGTACTACGAAGCGCAGTCAAACGCTCGTAACCAGAAAGTCGGACTAGCAGCAGGCGCACGCATGGATTTTGACGAGAATAAAGAAGAAGAAACAGATGCCAATATTGACGCATTAGAGGCGTATAACCTTACTTTTGACAGCGCTATTGTTGGTGATTTCTTCATGCCTGATGTGTGGAATAAGCTCGTAACCAAGTTGCTTGTAAGCCTTCCTAAAGAGCAGAAAGAATACGTGATGCGTAACACGAACCAAGGAGTTCACGCACCCGGCATTATGGAACTACTTAAAGGTTCAACTACTGCTAAACGCATTCTTCAATCTCAGAAAGCGAGAGAGGCACACTCTACTCCTGCAACTATGGCTCCTGCTGCCGCTGATAATGTAATCCCAACAACAGAGCCAACTAAGCCTACCTGGGTTGGGCGACAACTTGGCGGTCAGTAGTAATTGCAACCTAAGATAGAAAACGGTACTATTGCTTTTACAACTGAATAAGGTTTCAGGGGGAGCCTGTATAGGCTTTACATATTTTTACGAGGACTTTTATGGTCACACCAAACACGGTTGAGACTTCCTCTGAGAATGAATCCTCCCCGGCAATCGACGATTCCCTCCCTACAGGGGACGAACCTGTTGTTCCAGATAATTGGGACGAAGTGAAAGATGAAGTAACGGAAGAAGCAGGAACGGACACAGTAGCGACGGAAGAAGTTGAGAGTCCTGGCGACGAAGCAATCTCCGACGATAGTACACCCGTAACCCAAGAAACCTCAGAGACAACCGAAGTAGAAGTATCGGCTGACACTGGGGAACTACCCGAACAAACCGCTGAATCTGGGAGAATGAGAACCCAGGAAGAGTGGTCGAAGCGGGAGTCAACCATCAGGCAGCGTGATGCTGAAAGAGAATCTGAAGTGCAAGGCTTGCGAGAGCAAGTGGCGCAACTTCAAACGACTTACGCAGATCAGGTACTGGATGCGGAAGTTCGTGGCTATGCACAATCACTGGAAACCCAGTTGGTTTCAGAAGGCTACGATGATGCGGCAGCTAAAAGGCTAGCGACACAGCAGGCCAATGCAGCCAAGGCTTCGTATCAGGCTGAACAAAGGTCACAGGTTCTCGAACAGCAGCTTCAGCACGCGAACCAAGCTGCTGAGACAACTTCTAAGAACGCTTCGGTTAACGAGATGATGAGGCAGCACGGAGTTCCTGAAGCGCAACGAGCATTGCTCCAAGGGTATTCAGACCCCGCTCTGCTGGTAGAGGCGGCAAGGGTTCTCGGCGAAGCTGAGAATTTACGAAAACAACAAACGGAAACCAGGCGAGCAGAAGTTCCTGCCGGTGGCGAATCTAATACATTCGACGGTGGCGTTGGGCGTGGTGGTACTGTGACTGACCAGCAATGGTTGAACACGGTGTACGCAGAGGGCAATTCTAACGATCATGCCCGTGCGAACAAGATCATGCGCTCAATGGGAATCAACCTTGGCTAGTTTCAAGGGAAAATAAAAAATGGCAACCGGAATTACTATCACGGATAGTCTGAGCGATTCCCTCCCAACGGTGGTGAGTGCGGCTCGACAGGTTCGTGAGTATAAAGGTGTAATGACCCAGGTCGTTGACAAGCAAACGCTTGGAGCAGGCGTGGGTAACAACTGGCGAGAGATTGACCTTGCCAAGTTGACTGCACAAACAATCACAGAGACTACTGAGGAAGATAACCCACAGGAACTCTCTGACAGCGCAATCTCAGTAACTCCGAGTATTATTTCGGTTCACACGGTTGTAACAGACCGAACAGCCCGAAACATCTCGAAGAATGTTTTTGCGAAAGTTGGCTCACTTGGTCAACATGCGATTGAACGACAGAAAGACAAGGACGGTCTAACTGTCCTTGACGGCGCATCCACTTCTCTTTGTGGTGCGGGCACTACTCTTACTGCTGGTCACATTGCAGCCGCTGCTTATCGCATTCGCGGCAACACGAGTGAGCCTTGGGACGGGCCTGTTGCATTCGTGCTTCACTCCTTCCAGATGAAAGACCTGTTTGACCAACTCGTAGCGGGTGTCGGCACTTACGACATCTCCAGCGGCGTTACAGCCGACGTGTTCAAGAACTCGTTTAACCTTCCTATAGCAAACGCACAGGCACACGTTGATGACAACATCAGCATTGACAGTGCGGATGACGCTATAGGTGGAGTATTTGCATCTGGTGCAAACGGTGCGATTATTTTGGTTCAGGCTCGAATGCCTTGGGTCAAGACTATTCGTAACGAGAAACTTGGTGGCGGTGCTACTGAGGTTCTTCACAGGGACGAGTTTGCTTACGGAGAACGCTCTTCAGGCAACTGGCTCTACGAAATCAAATCGGACGCAACTGCTCCTACATCTTAGGACAGTAAATCATTAGTCCCAAACCCGCCTTATCGGTAAGGGGACGAGGTAAACAAACATGGCTATTAATGCACAAGGAGAGCCGGGACGTATCCGACTTTTCTACGACTTCTATGGTGAAGATGCTGTCGCTAACACGGCTGAACTCCGATCACTTGGACCTTTCTGTGTCGGTGGTCAGGGTAATGCTGAAACAGACGCCGGTGTTCCAACCATTGCCGGGATTCTTTCCGGTGCTGGTCGAATCACCACGACTAACGAAGACAACCACACTACGATGGTTGGCACTCAGGCAGCATTTGATGTTGCCCTTAGTGGAACCCTTACTCTTGAAACTCGTGTTCAAATGGAAAACCTCGATACTAAAGAGGTATTCATTGGCTTTTCAGACATTGCGCCTGAAACGCTTTCAATCGAAACGGACATCCTCACGGGTGCTACTGCAACGATTACGAACACTGCTTCGGACTTTGTTGGTTTCTTCCTGTCAGCGGAACTCACTGATGATGAAGACTGGCACGCTGTTTACAACGGGGGCACTGCCTCTGCTGTTACAGCTTCCACGTCATTAGACCTGGACGATGATGCTGTTGCCGGTGAGTGGCAAATCCTCAAACTTGAGATTGCCCCTAACGGTGACACTCGTTGGTACATTGACGGTGACTTGAAAA